TGGAGCAGACTCTGAAAGATGCACCGGTCATCACCACCGATGCCGAGTTGCCTCAGGGCACCATCGCTCGTGGCAAGCGTCCTGATCATGACCAGCTGCCTGCCGAAATTCGTGCATTATGGGACGGCAACATTGATAATTACCACAAGGTGCGTGACCTGCATCACCGCCTCAAGGAGATGGAAGCAGCTCCCCCGTGTGACCGCTATGAGTACCTGAAACTGCTGGATGAGGCCGACCGCAAGTATCGCGAGAACCTGGCGAAGTATGACGGCTTCGTCCCCGGTCAGGAGCCTGCCCCTGCCGAGGCAGACAACACTGCCGATGACCAAGCCCCAGAGAGGGATAAAGCGAGAATCAACGCTGCCCGCAAGTCTATCTCGAAGTGGAAGGCTGCTCTTGTCAAAGCCTACGGCGAGGGTGACGGCGAGAAGAGCACTGAAGCGATGTCCAAAATTTCTGCTGCCATTGCAGACCTCCGCGCTGCCGGTGGCGCTTTGGGCGCCAAAGTCAGCGCCGAGCTCTTGCAGTTGGGTGTCGATCTTGAGGCAGAAGGCCATGAGTGAGGTGGCGTTCTCGCTGGCGCCGCTATCAAAATCTCCCTGCCAGGTCTATTTTGACAGCCGCACCAACCTGGCTGAGGTAATTGAACAGGTACTGCAGCAGACGGGACCGGCACAGCTTACCATTTCCACATTCTCGACCAGCGAAGCCTTCCTCAGGCGGCTGCACCGTCTCAAGAAGGCGTCGCTGGTACAGACTTGCTCCTTGTTTCTGGACCTCAAGGCAACCAAGAAGACGATGGAGCTGCTGCCGATGATGCGGGGTGTGTGCGATGAAGTGGTACTGTGCCAGAACCACTCCAAGGTGGTGCTGATGTGCAACGACGCACACAGGGTGTGCATCGTCACGAGTCAAAACCAGACGGTGGGTGGCCGTGCAGAGTGCGGCGTGATACTGAGTGACTTCAACATCTATAATCAGCTGAGTGATGGATTCAATCACCTACGAAAGACCGGATTCGAGCCCTCAATACTTTGAGGGCCCGACGGTGGAGCGTATCATGGAACTTGCCAGGGATCTCACACCGATCACCGAGATTGCCGCCCTCATCGGATATGATGAGGATAAGCTGCGCCTGGCATTGACCGACAAGCGGTCGCCATTGCGCCAGGTATATCTCAAGGCCAAGGCTGAGACGGCCCACCGGCTGCGTAAGCGCGAGCTGGAGCTGGCCGACGTGGGCTCACCGCTGGCGGTTCAGCTGACGCATAACTACCTGCGGGACATGGCCGCTGATGAAGACCTATGAGCGCTCCGTCGATTGAACTGGCCAAGGAACATCTGTTTGACTCCGTCGAGCAGATGCAACAGGCACATGTGCCGGCTGCGATGCAACAGCGGCTACTGCGACTCAGGGAGGTGTATACCTACTGGCTGCAGTGGCCGCTGACGCGTGACCGTGACATCGCCGACCGCATCATGCGTGAGCATGGGGTGCAGCGCACACAGGCCTACCAGGACATCCGCATCATCAAGGCCATCATGGGCGAGATGCACAAGACGACCAAGGAGTATCACCGCTTCAAGTTCCTGCAGATGATTGAGGAGTCCTACAACTTGGCCAAGGTCAACAAGGACGCCAAGAGCATGGTGGCGGCTGCCGACAAGTATGCTAAATACACCCAGCTGGACAAGGAAGACCTTATCGACCGGGGCTTCGATAAGATTATTCCACAGCCGTTCAAGCCGACGGATGACCCGAGCGTGGCGGGATTCAAGCCGGTGCCGAACATCCGCGAGCGTATCCAAAAGAAAATCCAGTCCTACTGGAGCGAGGAAGTGGAGGATGTCGAGTTTGAACCGGTTGACTTCAATGCTGACGAACTGTTCCACCCTCAAAAACCTGATGACGATGAAGCCGATTGAACCGCAGCCGTTCTACATGAATGACATCCAACAGGAAGTCATCTACACCGGTGCCAAGGATACCGTCCTGTGTGCCGGTCGTGCCCTGGGCAAGGGCGTCATCCATGCGATGTGGAACCTCAGGAACATGCAGCGCATGCCTGGCTCGATCACGGGCATCGTGTCGCCCAACTGTAAGCGTGCACTCACCAACACGCTGCCGTCGATGCTGACGCACTGGGAGACGCTGGGCTATAAGCGCAACATCCATTGGTGCATCGGCATCAAGCCGCCGAAGGCTTGGGGATGGCCAGAGCCCATCTTCAAGCCGGAGAACTACGAGAATGTGTTGAGCTTCTACAACGGTAGCATCGGCTTCATCATCTCCCAGGATCGCACGGGCACGTCAAACTCACAGAGCTATGACGCGCTGGATATTGATGAGGCGAAGTTCATCAACTTTGAACAGCTCAAGGATGAGACGCTGCCCGCCAACCGTGGCAACCGTCAGTACTTCGGCAAGCACTACTTCCACCATGGCATGCTCATCACGAGCGATATGCCGGTGACCAAGAAGGGCTCCTGGTTCCTGGACTATGAGAAGAAGTGCGACAAGGAACTGATACAGCTCATCCAGGGCACGGTGTATGAGATCTGGCGCTATGAGAAGCATATCCGTGAAATGGTGGCTCAGGGCAAGGAGCCCTCGCGGTCTATCCGCTCGAAGATCAGCACGCTGCACCGTGACCTGTGCCGCATGCGCTCGGTAGCGACCTACTACCGTGAAGCCTCCACCATCTACAATATGCAGGTGCTGGGCGAGGCGTTCATCAACCAGCTGAAGCGCGACCTGCCGCCGCTCACGTTTCAGACGTCGGTACTGTGCAAGCGCATCGGCATCGCCCGTGACGGCTTCTACAACTCGATGACTGAGGCCAACAAGTACAGCGCGGCGAATTTCAGCTATCTGGATAACCTGGAGTACCAGTTTGACAAAATCAAGGAGCCATGCTCGCTGGCCGACAGTGACGTGGACACCAACCAGCCCATCGCCATCGCGTTTGACTACAATGCCAACATCAACTGGCTCGTGGCCGGGCAGCCCCGCAAGAGTCAGCTGTTGGTGCTGAAGTCATTCTTCGTGAAGTTCGAGCGCAAGCTGCCGGAGCTGGTGAGTGACTTCTGCCTGTACTACCGCCATCACAAGCGCAAGGAGGTGGTGTTCTACTATGACAGCACGGCGTTGGGCAGTAACTATGCCGTGAATGACCAGGACTTCAGGTGGGTCATCAAGGATGCCTTCCGTAGCAAGGGCTGGCGCGTGAATGAGGTGTACATCGGCAAACCCATGCGCCACATCGAGAAGCAGCTGCTCATCAATCGCATGCTTGCGGGCAAGTCGAAGCTGAAGGTGATGATCAACCGTGAGAATAATGAGGATCTGCTGGTGAGTATCCAGACGGCCGGCGTGTACAACGGCGGCAAAGATAAGCGTGGCGAGAAGCTCGCCGAGACCGAGGAGGATAAACTGGAAGCCCGCACCGACGGCAGCGATGCCTTCGACACGCTGTGCATCGGCTGTGAGCGCTTCCCGAAGGTGGCATTCTCGATGGCCGTCACCAGCTCGTGGTAAGCTGTTTTTTGGGTTGTTAATTAGATAGCATTTTGGTATACTCTTTGATGGCGCCGCCAGTGATGGTCGCGTCATTTTTTTTGTCTATATGGTAGGCGCTAATCTTTCCAGTTGTTTCCATTTCTTCAAGTACTTGAAAGGATAGCCACCACTTGGCCCAGGCTCTCGGGTGTGATGTGGTGTGCCCTTGGTGGCACCATGCGGGCTGTTCAGAACCATGAGGACGGGCACCTTGGGACTCGCTCCCCTCTCGCGCTCACCCCGTGTTGATGTGTTGCTTGGTCGCTCATCAGCGGTGGTCACCCGCTCATTGCCGTGCCGCTGGCCCTCTCCTGTTGGCTGCAGACTAGGGTGCTTCAACGGGCTGGTTGCCATCGGCTCTGGCCCATTGGGCTTGTGCTGTGTCGCCTGTGAATTTCTTTGGTTATAGGGATGCCCCTGGTAGCCTGCATCGGGTTGGAATTACGCTGCCTGGTGGCGGGTGCCGTTGTGGCTGCCGTGAGGGTGATGCGTACCATGAATGTCCAGTGAGTCATTTTTTTATTAGCCACCGCAAAGTTGCGGCGACACGTGACAAGCAAGGGCCATGTCGAGTTGCCTCGATAAATTCTCCAGCCCCGTTGGGGTAGTAATTTGTCGGTCAACCCTTGCTGTAAGTCACTAGCATCGCTCGCGCCAAAGCAGTGTCAATAAAAAATATTAACTCACTAAAACATTCTTTATTATGGTACGCATCGACAACACTTCAGCTTTTGTCAACAACGACAACATTTTCATGGCAGCACGTTACACCTACATCCCTACCTCGGTGCAGGCTACAGGACAAGCCTGGGGCATCCGCAAGAAGGTGTGGAAATTCAAGGACGGCGACGTGAACACCTCTAGTGAGGTCGCCCAGTGGGTCAGCAAGACGCTCGATGAGAACCTGCCCGGTCTCGAAGGCTGTACCCTGGTCTGCATCCCTGCAAGCACCCAGGAGAGAACCTGTATGCGCTACGAGCAGTTCGCGGGTGAAGTATGCAAAGCAACCAAGATGGATAACGCCTACAAGCACATCAAGGTCGAGGGCGACCGACTGGCTCTGCACGAGCACAAGGTGTGCAAGTCTATCTCCAAGGTGTCGGTCCTCCATTTCGATGCGAAGTTCTTCAATGGCCGCAAGGTGGTCATCTTCGATGACGTGATCACCAAGGGTAGCAGCTTCGCTAACATGGCTGAACACCTCGAGAGTATGGGCGCTGTCGTGGTGGCTGGTATCTTCCTTGCCATCACCCAGACGGGTGAAGCCAAGAAAGACTGATTAACTTGCCCCTACCATCCAGGGGCATTTTTCTATACTTGACCATCAAAATATATTTGGTGAACCAAAAATATATGTTACCTTTGCGGTGTTTTCGCGTTAATCATATTGACTATTTTAATAAAGTTTACACAAAAAAGTGAGCCAGCAGTGATGCCCGCTCGCTTTTTTTTGTGCCCACCCAACGCCCCATCGAGGGCAGCGCGGGGCGCGTTTTTATGTTTTTTTTATTATCTTTGCGGGGTGAAACTTTATTAAATAGTAGGATTATGAACATCAAAGACTTTGTTGCTATTGATTTCGAGATCATGACCCCAGCTCGCACAAGTGCCTGTGCTGTCGGCCTTGTAGTGGTTCTTGACGGGGTTATCACCTTGAAGTTCTACTCACTCATCAGACCTATCCCTGATAGACAGACTAAACTTAATACTGACATTCATGGCATCACGCCCGAAATGGTGAAGGATGCTCCGACTTTTGAAATGCTGTTCGAGCAGATCCGCGAATTGATTGGCGACTTGCCTATCGTTTGCCACAATCGCAATATGGATATTAATGTGCTGCGTGACTGTATGGACTATTACCATCTCACGGGTATCGATGTCGATAACAATATATGCACCTATGAACTTACAGGACTTAATCTAAAAGCATGTTGCGCCAAGTATGGTATTAATATGGGCGTTCATCACGATGCCCTGGATGATGCTACGGCTTGCGCAAAAGTTCTGCTTGCCCATGAGGGCAAGGTCGTGTCAACGGTGGGCGTCGGTGGCCTGAAAAGCGTGATGATGAATAAGGCTAACCGTTCCTATGAACGTGCTACGCTGGATCCGCTGGCCGATGACCAGGTGGCAGACAAGTCCACCCCGTTTTTCCATGCCTCGGTCGTGATTACCGGTACCTTCGAAGCCTACCCGAACCGTAACGAGCTGGGCAAGCGTCTCCAGGGACTGGGTGCGGACATCAACACCGCCATATCAGGCAAGACAACGTTGGTAGTTATGGGTAACGGTGCTGGACCCAGCAAGGTCAAAAAGATTGAGGATCTTCGGGCTAAAGGCCACGACATCCGTATCATGTATGAACCTGAATTAAAAGAGATACTTAATCATGGAACAGACTGAAATTATTGGTATTATTGACCGAATTGAAGATTACAGGATGTTGCGTTTCAGGCGCGACAATCTGCTGGAACAGCGCGACAGGTTGCGTGCTCAGGGCTATGAGGTGGCCGCGAATGATCGGGATGCACTTCTCTCTCATGCCCAGGCGGATCTTGAGGCTGTCGAGCCTGATATGACCGAAATGATCGCGCGCATGAAGCAGGGTCATGCCGTCCATCCCAAGGACAAGGCCTTGCGGCTCATATCACTGTATGTTGAATTGCTGGACACACCACCAATGAAGATGAAAGCGGTGCGCCAGAAGATAGCCTCATTGCGGCCTCAGGTGCTGGGCACAGTGGATGATATCAACAAAATGCGTGATGAGGGCAGCTTGTTTGATAACAATGATTGAGTAAAATATGTTCTAAAGCATATTTTTGAAAATTTCCCATCAAAAATTTGGCGGGAAATTTCTTTTCGCTCTATCTTTGCAGCGCTGTAATCAACGATGTTTGTCATCGCCGCCTGAGCGTCGGTTATCCGCTCGAACATCCTTCGGGCTATTTTTATGCCCGAAAACCAGCCGATAGAAGGCTGCCTTTCCGAATCATAAATGGCGCTCCATCGGAGATGACACTTGTTGATTACAGCAACGGAACAGGCAGCCGTTTTTGTATTCTGCCTATTGCTGTAATCAACAAGTGTTATGAACACAACGTATCAAATCAACCGAGAGAGTGAGAGCTATGAAGCTCTGGCCACAGCACTGGGTCACATCGTGCTGAAGTTTTTAACCCTGCAAGTCAACATCCTTCTGGCGTTCTGCGCCCTGATGTGCCTGTTCGTCTACCTCATCAGCGAACAGCACATGGACATCACCATCGTGGCGATCATCGCCTGGGTGTGTCATCTCGCCGTCATGTTGTGCATCAGTATTGCGAAAGGAGGTGACCAGTTATGATGACCGGCAATCAACAAAACGGCTGGACCAGCCCGGCTGCAGTACGCAATCAGCGCACCGAGGCTGAATATTCCCGTGCCCGTCAAGCCTTGATGAACAAAAAGGCCCAGGAACTGCACGAGGCGGATGAGCGCTACCGCATCATCAAGAACGCCTACCAGCTGGAGCGCACCAGCATCAAAGAACAATTCTCCCTGCAGCGTCTCAACCTCAAGACTCAGATTGAGCGCCTGAAGGATAAGCGTGCCGACCTGCGCCACGCCTTGCACCTCGATGCCCCGACCGAGGGCATGGGCGACCTTGACGACTTCACCACCCGCATCAGCAACCTGGAAGCGCAGCGCATCGGCCTCTCCCGACAGGAGATCATGAAGCTCGCCGATGCCGAAGGTCGCTTCAACGACCGCGCTCAGATCACAGCCGACGAGCGCAAGGCCATCTGTGCCCACTACAACAAGCTCATGGAGGAGCTGCGCGACAACTACATCAAGAAGGTGGATGACAACCGTGCCGCCGCCCGCCAGGAGCGCGAGAGCGAGGAAGGAGGTGAGGTATGAAGATCTTTTTCTGCACCGAGGTAGTGACATACAAAGCCTCGAACCGTAAAGGAGAAGAAGCGGCATTGTTCGCATCGCGCCTCAAGCATCGCCTGATCAAAGGCAAGAAGCCCACTCAGGATCTAACCAAGGCCATCAAGGATCATTGCCGATTGCTGGACCGCAAGTATGCCAAGTCAAGGGCTCGAGCCCTGGTCGTTGAGCCTTATTCTGGTGTCCCAGGCCATTGCCAGATCACCATCTACTGCGGCGACCCCACCAACCAAACCTCCCAGCCCAAGGCGGCAGTGGTCTATCTTGCTGAACTCGCCGGGGAGATAGACATGGACAAGTGCGAATCCGGCACCATCAACTTTGACTCAGAGAAAGGAGGCCAATCATGAACGCCAAGAGATATCATTTCCAGCTGCTCAACGGTCGCAAGGTGGTGACCGATGCAGAGTGCACCTTCCAGGAGATTCGCCGCATGGGTGACACGATGGCCACGAACCAGAAACACCGGCTGCGGGTGCAGGCCTTCAACCGCGCTATCAACAAGTGGGACTACCTGGGAGCCTTCATGGGTAACCGCCAGTTCCAGAACTGGGACGGCGACCGCTGGATCATCAACAGTGACTACAAGGGCATGACGCGCATGACAGCGAGAAAGGGGGTGGCCAGCGTATGAGCCAGCGAAGCATAACCGTACGGAAGAGCGTCACATTTTCCTATCCTCATGAGATAGAGGTGACGATTTCGCGCGACATCTATCCTGATGACCCAGACGACCCTGGCTGCAAGGTCTATACTGTTGACCTGGATAAAGACGCTGGTCAGGCGAAGTTCGCATCTATCCGTGACCTGAGGCGCTATCACAAGGCCATCGGCTATTTCCTCGACCAGATGGATAAGGAAGGAGGTGACGAATGAGAGACGACCAGTATCTTGAGGTGCTGCGCAAGAATATGGATGCAGTGAAAAACGGTGAGGCCAAAGAAGAGATGATGCCGTTGCTGCAATGGCTGATGAACTATCGCCCGGCTACCTATGACGGCGACGATGTGGAATACAAAACCACTGCCGAGATTCAGGCTACAATGGCCGACATGGTGACGATAGACCTTAACTTGATATCCACCGTCATGTGGCGCCTGGGCTATGAAGTGAGCGTCTCCACCGTTTACCCTACATGGGCTATGATACAAGCCAAATAAACACTTAATCCTTTGCTCGAGCGGCGGCTGGTTCCTGTGCCAGTCGTCGCTATTTCTATAATATATATTTGGTAAACCAAAAATATATTGTAACTTTGCAATATTAAAGTAATGATTTTTTTTCATAAAACTAATTAATTAATACGGAGGGAGGCGGCTGAGAAGCGGCCTCGTTCTGTCTTTTCGCCACAGCTGATTACTCGCTAATTTCGCAATATGATTAATTACGCTGATATATCATCGTCTTATCTATTCGTCAGTGACCTTGACGTGGTGGTATTCTCTGCCAATTCCACGTTGTCGCTGTCGATCGCCGATGCTGGCGGGTCAACGGTGCTGTCGTGCAGCTATACACCCGTGGATGGCGTGGTCAAGGTCTATGACCTGGACCGGCTGCTGTCGCCTCTCATCACTGGCGTGATGGCAGACTTCACGTTTACGGTGAACGATTCATCTCAAACGCTGCACCTCATCCAGTCCAGAACTCGCGTGAGCATGCCGGCTGCCGACTTCCTGGATTCACGCTTCTTGTCATCGGTGACCTCTGGGCGTGACACGGCTCTGGGCCGTAAGGAGATGGTGACGCTGCTGTCGCCGACAGAGGCGGTGAATGTCACCGCTGCCTGTGTCTATGCCAACGGGGAGATGTGCATGCTTCAAAGTGTACAGCTGGCCAGCGCCCTTGCTGCAGGGCAGATACACGAGGTGGACTGCTCTCCGCGGTTGCTTGTCAACGATGCGCTGGGTGAGCTGGTGCAGTACACAATCAATGCAGGTCAACGCCTGATGACCTTCCGCGTGTCGCTCGCCCAGACGCATCGGCTGGCGCTACTGATGCGTAACAACTTCGGTGCTTGGGAGCCCTGCTACTTCCAGGGTATGAATGAACATGACCCGAAGATCTCCCGCGAGCTGGCTCTTGTTGCTGGCTCGGTTCGCCCGCTCAAGATTGATGAGGAGGACACCTGCAAGTCTTACACGGGCCCGCTGCGCCCTGGTGCCGTGCAGCTGTTCCGTGACTTGGCCCGGGCCTATGAGGTGATGCTGCTGGACGGCGGTGTGGCCACTGACCCGGTTGTCATCTCGGACGCCGAAGTGAAGCATACCGACGATGACGGCAGCCTGCCTGCCTTCACCTTCTCGTGGCGCCGTGCCGCTCGCACGAGCGCGATGTTTGATGTTCCTGTTATTCCGAGACTCTTTGATGATACATTCGATGCAACATTCAACTAAGAAACCCAAAGGCGTGCTGCACATGAAGGACGCCATCCTGCTGCTCGAAAGTGGGCAGCCGGTTGACCTGCGCCTGTGGAAGCTCGCCACTGGCGACATCCTGGAGTACAAGGGTGCCGTGTGCATCGGTGGCCACTGGCGCAAGGGCACACACCGCGTGAGGCTGCCCAAGAGTAACGTCATCCGTGAGTTCAGGGACGTGACCCTGTTCGAGATTAATAACAACACAATATATCTATAGATATGGACAAGACAACATTCCCGTTCCCCAAGGGTGAGGTGTTCCGCGTAGAAGGCTCCAAGGTGAATGCCGAGATGAGCGAGATGACCGACAGCGGCGACATCTTCGATGAGGATGGCATCCCTGCAGCGAAGCCGTTGCCGTTCTACCCCAAGACGAACTACATCCCGTTTGGGCCCGATGACCTGCTGCCGTTCCACATGATTCAACTTATCGGCAAGGATGAGATCATGAGCCAGAACAAGTACTTCAATGTGCTCACCTGCTACGGTGCCGGTATCCGCTACAACGACATCGACACCGCCCTACCTACCAAGGACGCTGACATCAGGCGCTGGATGATGGACAACTCACTGCCTGAGTTCTTCCTGGAGCAGGCTACCGACATGAAGTATTTCTTCTTCTCGGTCGCCGTGGTTATCCTCTCGAGGGATGGATCACGCATTGTGCAGGTGAGACACAAGGAGTCTTGTTACTGCCGCTTCGAGCAAGCCGACAGCCATGGCCGCATCAACCACATCTTCTATGCCAACTGGCGCAAGCACCCGGCAAAGAAGAGCGACATTGAGAGCATCATGCTGCTGGACGAGAAGAACCCGCTGGGTCACCTCGAGGTGCTGATGGGACGTGCGCCTGGTGCCGACGGCCTCACCAAGGAGCGCACCCGGGCCCGCAAGTTTGCCATCCTGGTGCGCTACCCGACACCGGGGCTGCAGTACTATCCTGTGCCTTACTACACCGCCATCTTCCGCGGCGACTGGTTCGACATCAAGCGGCTTATCGGCATCGGCAAGAAGGCGAAGCTCAAGAACCACGCGAGCGTGAAGTACCAGGTAGAGGTCCACAAGGATTACTGGTATAACATCTGCGAGGAGGAGCATATCAGCGACCCGCTGGCGATCCAGAAACGCATCAAGAAGGAGAAGGAGAACATCAAGAACTTTGTCGCTGGCATCGAGAATAGCGGCAAGGTGTGGATTACGGGCTACTACATTGACCCGAATGGCAACGAGAACAGGATGGTGCGCATCAATACCATCGATGCCGGCAAGGAGGGCGGCGACTGGAGCGAGGATATCCAGGAGGCGGCCAACATGACGTGCTACGGCGACAACATCCATCCCAACTTGGTGGGCGCCACTCCGGGCAAGTCGCAGAGCAACAACTCCGGAAGCGATAAACGCGAACTGTTTACACTTAAACAGTCGCTGGAGAAGTCTTGGCATGACCTGATGCTGAAGGTACACCAGGTGATCATCTATTACAATGGCTGGCAAGACAAGGTCGAGCCGGACGTGCCTCTCATCATGCTGACCACGCTGGATCAGCACAACGATGCCAAGCAAGTTTCACTGAACAAAACTGAAGAGAAATGATTACCAGGGAGATTTTTGAATCGGTTTGTCCGTCGGCTGTGATGCCGGACGAGACGCTCTTTAACCGCATCCAGGACTACATCGCCGCTGCTGAGGATGTGGTGGCCCGCATCATGGGCGACCAGTGGCAGGACTACGAGGACAATGCCGCGCTGGCGCTCCCTGCCCATCGTGTCATCTGTCTGCACGCCTACCTTGAGGCGCTGCCTCATCTGGACATCGTGCTGACTGAGACTGGCCTTGGCGTGGTGAGCAACCAGAATGTGGCCCCTGCCAGCAGCGACCGCGTGAACCGCCTTCGCAAGCAGATCCAGGATAGCCGTGACGATGCCGTCGATGACTTGATTGACGCGCTGCGTGGTGTGGCTGAATGGCGTTCGTCTGTTTATGCCAAGATGCTGTTCTCCTCGTTGGCGTGGAATGCCAGGCTGCAGTTGCCCGTGTTGGGCATCACCGAGGCTCACCGCACCAAGATGACGGAGCTGCAGCCGAAGATTATTGCCGCCGAGCAGGTGCTGAAACATCACATCTCGGAGGCGCTGCATCACGAATTGTGCGTTGCACAACTGGATAACGCAACCAGTACTGAGCAGAACATCGTCATCAACAAGTCGCTGCTCTTTATCGGCGCCCATCTGGCCTGTGACTGGTCCATGGCCCGCTTCCACATGGCGAAGCTCGTGGAGTACCTGGAACAGCACCTGACGAAATTCCCGACCTATGAGTCTAGCACTGCACACCAGGCTAACACATTCACCCCCTACGAGAACAAGAAAGATGATACGACCTACTTTTTCGGCTAATGAGAACAAACTGTCATTCGGTTTGCCGCAAGCATGGCACGAGCTATCACAGCGCGAGCTTGCGATGGTCTTCCGCTCCATGGAGCGCAACGCCGAGCCGTCACAGGCGAAATTGGCGGTGCTTCTGCACCTCACTGGGATGGAGGTGTCCTACCGCGAGGTGCAGGGTTGGCGATGCAAAGTGCGTGCCGTATGCGAGGGCAAGGACACTACTGTATCGTTCCGGCTCAATAGTGAGGATGCTGCGTGGATGATCGAGCAGCTGGAATGGATGTCAACACCTGGCATCGTCCCTGTGAGGCTGCAGGAACTGCTGTCGAAAGGGTGGGAGCGTGTGACGGCATTGCCGGCAGATATGCACGGCGTGAAGTTCTCGACCTACCTTGTGGCCGAGAACTGTTACCAGGGCGTGCTGATGTCCCACTCCGACGAAGCGGTGCAGCAGCTGGCCGTGACGCTGTATCCTGGACTTGAACGCTCGCTTGAAGCGTGGGAGCAGCTGATGGTGCTGCAATGGTGGGCCCAGGTCAAGGCCATGCTGGCCGACCTGTTCCCGCATTTCTTTAAGCCGGGTGGAGCTGATGAAGGCGACACACCCGACATGCGCACCATCATGGACAACCAAATCAGGGCGCTCACGGGCGGCGATATCACCAAGGAGGCTGAAGTGCTGGCCATGGATACCTGGCGGGCGCTGACCGAACTCAACGCCAAAGCCAAAGAGGCTGAGGAATTCAAAAAATCGATGAAGAAATGAACGCTAAACAACTGTTTGACTACATCAACTACTTCCGCGATCTGCACGCACACAACAAGCTGGCACAGGCGCAGTCGTTCCAGTTCTGCACCTGCTCAGGCCCCGGTGGACTGCAGGGGATGCTGGAGCGTTTCCGCACGACCAAGGCGTTTTTCTGTGTGGATGACACCTGCGATGGGCGCGTATCACGCCAGCGCAACGGTGGCTACTTCAACACCCGGGTGTTGATGGTGTACCTGCTGCGCCGCTTCGACATCAAGTCCATGGAGAGTTACCAGGCATCGCTTGACACCTGCAGGGCACTGCTGCTGCAGCTGATGTCCCGCATGATCATCGATGAGGACGACCTTGCCAACGAGATGGTATACCTGCGCACCGACTCGCTCAGGACGAACGAGCTGGGACAGTACTTCCTGAACGGATGCACCGGCCTCTACTTCCGGGTGGAGGTGAACGAACCTGTTGACTTGACCTTTGATGACTCGCAATGGACTCAGTGACCCGTGACCCGCAAGTCGCCGCCCAGGAGATAGACCAGTTTATCGATGGCTGGAGCGACAAGATGATTGAAATCTGGTGCGAGAAGCAGCTGGACCTGCAGGTGCATGACACCGGTGCCCTTGCCGCCTCGATGACCGAAAATGTCATGCACGACGGCATGAGTGCCCACATCCAGATGCAGTTTGCCCAGTATGGCGTCTACCAGGCTTTCGGCGTGGGCTACGGCTACATCCACAGCAATGGTGGTGACTTGCCATTTCTGGCACCGGACTACCGCCATGAGCACCACCTGGACGAGCCCCGCAAGCGTGGCCCCGCATGGGGTGGCGGCTACACCAGCGGCGAGCCGCGCAAGCGGCGTGACTGGCTCTACCCGAAGCTCTACGGTTCGGTGATGAAGATGGCTGAAGCAATGGCACAGATGACAGGCCAGATGGGTGTCGCCCTGGTATGCGACGCCTTGGAGAATGCCCGGTCTGCCCTGCAGAACCGTGGCCATGCCAGTGATGGCGGCCTGCAACTCCTTTAACCGTCTTTTTGTCGGCGGCAACAATCGCATAACTTCGCAACAAAAAATATCAATTATATGGACACAACAGAATTACAGAATCAAGCGATAGAGATTCGCGATGCCGAGAATGAAGGCGAAAACACCGCAACGAAGGTGGGCACCCTGTTGCTGGATATAATCCGGGCACTAGCGGGGACAGTGACCGAAGAGAGCCTGGCCGAGACATTGGAGGCCGTAGAAGAGGCCCTCAAGCGAGACTATGCGTCGCTCGAAAACGGCACAGTGAAGTGGCACCAGCGCGGAGTCATCGTGTTGAAGTCGATGGGTTCGGCCCTGGATAACATCGACGGAGGCTCATACACCCCGACATTCGAGATAGGGGACACTTGGTTCAGTCAGACTAGTGGCGGATTGAAACACAGGACACAGGACGGAGACGAAGCATGGTCTGTGCGCCCAGACGCTGTCTACATCAACAGCCACACGCTGAGGGTATACAAGTGGGCAAGCGGCAGCATGGTTGAGTTGGGTTCAGAAAGGAACCCAATCATGATCGACTACATGGTCAGCAAGACCTTGGACAGCATCGCTGTCGGCGAAGTGTTCTGGCAGTCCAGCAACAATAAGCTGGTTGTCAAGACCGGCGAAAGTTCCGTCCGCATGTTCTCCCCCGATCCGTCGGTCATCTACTGCGCCCGCGACACCAAGTCCCTGATGTTCTGGGACACCACTACCAGCACCTGGCAATCCGTCGGCGGCGGTTCGTCTTCCGGCCTTACCAAGGTAATCAGCAACATCGAGTTGGTGAACAGTAAAGTGAATACCCTGATTAACGCTCTTGCCAATATCGCTTTCAAGCAACTGCCTAAGCCTGAAATGACGGAGTTGGATTGGGGAGGCGCGAAGCATACCGTCACCATCAACAACACGCTGAGCGGGTGTTCTGCTGACAAGAGCGGCACTCAGCAGGTGAGCGAGGGCAGCGCTCTTGTGGTCACCATCACGGCTGACAGTGGGAAACTGCTTCGATCGGTGAGCGCCAGTTCCGGCACTGTTGTCATAGCCGCGAACAAAACCACTGCGACTGTCACTCTAACGGTGAATGATGATGTGACACTCACCATCCAAGCGAGTGCGACCAATGCCGCCACCTTCGCCGCCTCAATTAGCGACAACCGTGTGAGCGGCACCGGGGCGACGAGCGGCATCACCGAGGGCAGCGCATGGACATCGGTACTGTCGCTGAACAACACTGCTGACCCGTCAGATGACATCACTAATGTTACGGTTGCGATGGCTGGTGGCGGTAGCGATAGCATTAGTGCCGAGAAAGTCAACGGTGAGTGGACAGTCCAGACCGGCTACGTCACGGGCAACATCACCATCACGGTGACTGTTACGGGAGTTGTTAAGCGGACAATCACTCTGCCGACGAATGAGCACGTCGTTGTCAAGTCGAGCGATAATAGCACAGTTCTCAAGGCAAGTGATAACACAAGCCCAACGAATCTGCAAGTGACTGATGGGGGTACGTTTGAGTGCTACATCACGGAAGAAGAAGTCAGCCAAGAATGGCTGAGTTATTCCAATCCACCACAAAATGGGAAATATCAAAGTTATGAGTTGTCTAATGTCAAGGTAATGTGTGGCCAAAATGACATCACCGACTCGGTGCTTAATAGAACAACAGGTAAAATAACCATTGGGCAAGTTACCGATAACATTGTTATCACCACTGATTTAGTGACTTTCTATGAAGGACTTACCATTAACGGTTCTGGTGTATACGCATCTCAAGATTTAGGTGCTTTTAACAACAATGATATAATTGATTGTTGTTGCACAAAGGATTATCTGCCAATCCCCACTGGGCTTACGAAGGTCGTTGCCTCCGCAATGGCAAACAGCACATTCCCACCTTATGTAGCATTTTACAAAGAGGAAAACGGCGGTTACACGTTCCTTTCTGCCACACAAATGAATAAAGCGAGAAAACTTGATAACCCCGCATTTATCTCTGTGAACCTTCCGTTAACTGTAAACAGTGAACAAGTATATCCTACACACTTTAGGATTACTTATAAAACAGACATTGATACGGTCAACACCACAACCGTCAATAATGGTGGAAGTGATGTTACTGTGGGAACAAGAATAAACAGCATACGAAAACGCAAATATGTCCTTGGTTTGGATTCCAACGGTGACATAGCGGCATATCTATACAAGGGGATGTATGTTGATGGCAGGTATGAGGATTACGGAATTGAATGGGATAGCGGCCTTGGTACAGACGGTAATAATATAACGTATGAAAACTATGTACTTCCTGTTTGTATCACTAAGTTTATTGAGTGCGACAAAGCAGAAATAGAATGTGTTTTGGGCAGGACTATCAAGTATAACGGCACAACACAAAAATCGAATATCCGATTCTATGGTAGCGACGAATCATATCTCAGTAATTCAGTGACAACAGATGCGCACAACGCAACAACGCTTACCGAGAAGACTGTCTCCGTTCCGCAAAATACGGCTTATTTCAAGTTGACCACCGCAAACCCTGATGATGCCTATGTCAAATACACCGACAATAATAATCAAGATGTGTACCTTTACAAAGGAATTAATGTTACAGACAACTCACAAAACAGTTAAATATGGCACAAAAACCTATATCAATAGAACAGTCTGCATCGCAGATGGTTGGGAATGTCAATGACAACATCGAAGAACTTGCAACGCTCAACAATGTGCAGCAGTCTGAGTTAACTGAGGTCAGCAAAGAAATGTCTGCCGAGTCATTTGTCAACGCACTGAACGGGAACTTTGGAGCATTATACGAAGGTGCTGGTAGCGGTCAAGGAAGCGATGAGCCGAGTGTTGATGGACAAGATACAGTTGTGTACTATTATGATGTAATAGCAAGTTCATCTTATGCTCTCAGATTAGGCCTAAAAGCGGGTGACAAAGTTACTGTATATAAACACCCAAGGAATGGAAATAATATTTGGGAAACACGGTCTTGGGACGATACCGCAGTTTGGGTTGCGAATGACCCATCAAGCGCACAACCGAGGTACACAAAAGACCCAGATGCCAATATAACACATGAACCGATTTTATTAAAGGGGAATCTGAATTACACAGGTAGTGGTGCTGGTACTTTCGGAGAACATATTGGTAATTGGGGGCAAGAACACACCTTGACCAATGATTACGCTTACTTGCGTTGCAAATATCGCCGTTTTATAATCAAGGTTGAGCGTACTGTGTCTTCACAAGTTATGAAAACTCCGCTTTATGGCAAAAGGTGGCTTGCCATAGGTGATTCGATTACTACTGAGCGTTCAGGATATTCTGATAAATCTTATGTGAGTTGCGTAGCTGATGCCCTCCACATGAGGGCAGAAAATGTTGCGGTTGGTGGAGAAACGGTGATTTACCATTACAACAAACTCAATTCTGAAATTCGTGAAGTTTGGGGTGATTATGATGTCATTACGGTAATGTTAGGGACTAACGATATAGTATGGTGTCCACAAAAGAGCGAAGTCCGTGTCAATACTGAAGACTATACTGGTTTCACCGAAATGCCAACAAATTCACAAGCATTGACCATCAATTTACCCTCAAGGTATCAATTGCTTTATGACAAACTGAAGTCACTATGGCCAAACGCAATGATTGTGTTCATATCAATCATAAGGCGAGGTGAAACCACAAGCTCTTACCCTAACAACCCAAATGCGGTTGTGGCTTTGAAAAATGTATGTGCTTATTATAATTTGCCTTGTATAGACATATATGATTCTGTTGACCCTTGGGACGAGACGAGTAGAGACCGCTATATCTTAAAGAGTACCCTTGATGTCTCGGACCCTACACACCCAAGTAGACTTGCACACGAAAGGCTCATTGCGCCTAAAGTCATAAACGGGATGCTTGAGGCATCAAAGGTATTCTATGGGCATAGGTATGAGATAATAGACGTGCCAAAAATAATCGTCTATAACCCAAACAGCACTTCTGAGGTATCATCGCTGACAATTACTGGTTCAACCGCTAAAATCTTGGTCAAGGGCATAAACCTAACTGATAACATCAAGTTGACTGTCAGCAACAACTCATTCAGCATCCCAGAGACCGATGCTCTGAACAACACCACAGAACTGCTTTCCAATGGATGGAATGAACTTGTGATTTCGCACGATGGTGAAGACACGTCTGCCACTATCACGTTCACAAGCGGAACTGGTGTAAATGCTGTGACAAAGACGTTAAATGTTACATATTCAGCATCATGACACAGAAGAAACTACATATCCTCGTAGGCTTGCTCACGGCTCTTGTCGTGGGCTGGCCCTGCTTGGCAAGTGGATTATTCAGCGGCTTGTGGGGATGCTTGGCTGGTGTCATCGTAGTAGTACATTTAATCTTTTTGGTACCAAAACCGTCTTTTTTCGTGAAGATATTACGACGTAATTTCGCAATATGAAAAAGGAAACGAAAGATGTCATCCAATACGGCAGTGCTATCGCAATGATAGGCACGGCTATTGGACTATCAATACTATCCTTCCTTTGGCTTGGACTCATCCATGCCTCAGTATTGACTTATACTGGGGAGGCAGTCGGCTTCGCGTGTGCTGTCTTCGGTTTGACCGTGTACTCAAGATCCAAAGTTCAAGAGGCCCGGGAGGACATGCAGGAAGAATTTGAGCAGCTGAAGAGAGAACTATTAGAACAACACCAAAACCAACATGAGGAAGATAACTGAGATCATTGTCCACTGCAGTGCGACACCTGAAGGTCGCCACCACACCGTCGGCGATATCCGTGCCTGGCACAAGCAGCGTGGATTCAAAGACATCGGGTACCACTACGTGGTCTACCTCGATGGCAGCATCCATGCCGGCAGAAGCGAGGCTGTTGTCGGTGCTCATTGCACCGGGCACAACAAGTGCTCAATCGGCGTGTGCTACATCGGTGGCATGACGAAGGACATGAAGGCAGCCAAGGACACACGCACCGAAGCACAGAAGAAAGCGCTTGTGCAGCTGCTCAAGCAACTGAAAAAGAAATATCCCGGGGCTCGCATCTATGGCCATCGCAACTTTGCGGCTAAAGCGTGCCCTTCGTTTGACGCTAAAAAAGAATATCAAGACCTATGAACGACGATTCCTGGCATAGACTTTTTCGCGGCATCATTTTCTTGTTGATTGTCGTATTGGCCCTGTTGATAATATCTATATCATTCAGCAGCTGCAGAACAACGAGAATCATCACTGAGACAGTAACCAAGACGGACACGGTGACCGTCAAGCGTGACTCGATCATCATCCATGACCGCATCGATACGGTGGAGATTGAACTGCCTCAAAGCGTGATGTATGTCGAAATCCCTGTCGAGCATGATACCGTTTCGGTGCTCAGCGACAAGTATTACACGTCAACAGCTGCAGTGTTTGATGGGCGACTTCGCCACTCGCTCAGGAGCAACCCTGGAGCAACAATAACCGGAGCTGCGCTTGTGCATGACACGGTCAAGGTCCACGTTGATTCCACAACGATCAACAACCAATCGCATCACAACGAAATTAAAGAAGTGCCGGTGAACCATCTACACTGGTGGCAGAAAGCGCTCATGTGGATTGGCGTGGTTGCCCTCTTTGGAGGTGGCTTTACATTATATAATTATATCAAGCGCAAATGATTGAGCTGTTCCTGGATAACAAGCCGGCGGTCTTGAGAGACAACGTCAGCATCAAACTGACCCGTGAGAATGTGTACTTCACGAAGTCGGGCAGTTATACATATGACATCGAGCTTCCTCTTGGATGTGCTGAGAACAGGGCCATCTTAGGGAACATCAACCGTAAAGATGTAGAGACCCACTACCGTGAGTTCCGCGCGGTCTTGCGAGTTGACAACCAGGTGCTGCTTAATGGCAAAGCCATCCTCCACCAGGTCACCGACACAGCCGCCAAGGTGCAGCTGATGGGAGGCAACGCCGAGATGAACTTCTACACCAAAGGCAGCGAGCTCTACGTCGACGAGCTTGACTTGGGCGACTGGTTCAGTATAATGAACAATAGGCCAGAAGACGAGCATCACAAAGGCAACGCCTTCTTGCTTTTTGACCAGGAGCACAATGCTATCTATACCGATGATGCTGATCCCAATTTAGCCTGGTCTCAATTTTACGATAGATGGTGGAGCAATAAAGAAGGTGAAGGAAGTAACAGGGCCACCGACAAAGGAGTCATGTTCCCTGTCATCAACGAGAGCGCTTCATATCGCGAGGGGACAATCAATGCCGAAGCCAACAACATGGAGGGCGGCGGTGTTATCGTCAACGGATTCATCCTCCGGGCAGTTCCTGACAGTCAAACCGACTTATATCTTCCAGGGTGCAGGTATTCATGGCCCACATCAGGCGGCGTCAATGTCCAATCACGTGTGCCTCAAATCGTTCCGTCTTTTCAGCCGATGCTGGTAATGATGATAGTGAGAGTGCTCAAGGCATGCGGGTACCAAATGGAAGATGACAGCGAAAATGCGCTGCTTTCTAACAGTCTCTTCAGACACATATTCATCGTTACAGCAAACAACCGTCTCGAGCTCAACAAGGCTCTTCCACACTGGACGGTAAACGAGTTTATTACGCAAGTCGAGATGTTATTGGGCATCGTCATCGAGATTGACGAGATATCTAAAAAATCTCGTGTTTCATTTCGCAACGACTTCTGGCAAAACAACTCATCCAATACAGCCATTAAGGATGTTGTGGATGAGTATTCTGTAGAGATCGACAAAGAAGAAACCACGGACACATCCAATGGCAATATCGCATGGGATAGCGTTGAAGATGGCTTCACACATATCAGCGAAGACATCTTGGAGTCGGTAGAAATAGACACAACGAGGTTTGCTTCTATTGAAGCGATGCAGACTGCATTGGCTAATGGATTGATTACCCGTTCTGACAAGAGCAAAATCTTTCAAGCCCAGGGACACCAGTTCATCGTTGTCGGAGAGGCTGGCTCTTACGAGTTCAAGGAAGTGAACCAGCTGAGGATGCTCAAAAGAAATGGAGACAAAAAGGACGCTGACATCACACTTAAAATCGTACCATGCCCGATAACAGAGTGGGAGGTGCCTTATGTGAGAACATCCAAAATCTTGAATCCAGTCAAGAACATCTATGAATATGTTGACACAGTACAAGGTTCCAAAACGGTTGAAGTATTCACCAGACCGGACATTTCGCACATTGGCACTGATAATGTCAACACAGATGAAGAGATAGACATTGAAGCTCTTATCGAGGGTGAACAGGACACTCCTGAAGCAGAGGACAAAGCAGACCTGATCTATATCGGTGTAATCCCATTGCACAGCACCTACACTTGGGATGGTATCAGATATCATTGGCCGCGTCCGGTCTGCTGGCATCAATGGCGCATCACTGTTAACGGCATCGACCCAGGTTTCTCTATAAACCAAAGAGAATTCCTTGAGCTCAATCCAACGGCATCAAATCCAGAAGATGAATCATTATATTCCGAAGCGATGAGTGACATGGTGGCAATAGACACCACGGTCAAACACTGCATCAAGTTTGTCTGCAACAAAGTGATTCAGCCCTCAGGCACATTCATCATCCACGGCCAACGCTTCGCGTGTGAGAAATTGGAATACAACATCACAAGCAAAGGTGTGTCGCCTATTGTCACCGGATATTTTTATCGGCTGTCATAGACCACCCTTAAATCGCTTGGTCTCCTCATGCACCGGGGCGTCACGCCCCTGCAGATATTTATTGGTTGTGGCCACGTCACTGTGACGGGCCTGGTCCCTGGCAATAACAATGCCTTCAGCATTCGCCAAGTCCCTCAGCCCGCTATCCTTGAGGCTGTAGAACTGGTAACAATCATCCCAACCAAGTCCTTTTCGCACCAATATATTCCAGCGACGACGGAACATTTCGCCGTCGCTTCGATGTTCGGCTGGGTGAGATACCCGTGGGCCGAAAAGATAGAATTCGCTCGGGTATTGGAACACACCAAGGTCTATCATCTGCTCGATGATCCTTGTGTTCAAACCCACCTTGCCGTCATGCTTATTCTTGGAGTGTTCGGCGCTGACGAAGACGCTCTGCTCCTTGACGCTGATGTCGCCGACCTTCACATGACTCAACTCAGTGGGCCTGATGAAGGTGTAATATTCCATCATACATGCCAGGTAGAACCATGGGTCTTGTGGCTTGATGCGATGTTCCAGCTGGCGAAGCATGGCAGCAGTCAAGGGCTGCCGCTTCTTGCCAGACTCGGCCAGCTCTTTGATTTTGGCGACTGGATTGGCCGACATGTATTGCTTCTCAATGAAGAACTCTGCCAGCGACAGGCACCATTGGCGATAATTGTTCCTTGTCCTGGCGGACGTTTCTCGATCGAGATACACATAGTCCAGGAAGTCGCTGACGAAAGCAGTGTCATATTGATAGACATAGCGAATGGGCAACAATCGGCTGGCGTTATACTCCTGGAGGATGTGCAACCTAGACTCATAAGACTTGCGTGTGTGGTATGCCGGCAACCGCTCGACGTGAGCCAAATATCTATTGACGGCTTCATCAAATAGAATGTAGGCGCGACTGGTGTCTGAGCTCACCCATGGAGACCATCCCGACCGCAGCAGCCTGGCCAAAGACTCTATGAGCTCCGCTGCCCTGAGGCGGCGATCTTTGACTCTCCCGGCATTGTCAACATGGTATTTTTTCCGGCGCATCGACCCGTCGGCTGGGTCGTATGCATAAAAGTCCACATACCATTTTGCGCCGGTGTGCAACTTGGGTGGGGTGTACTTCAATACCTCACCAAGAGAGTTTAATTTTTTTGTTCTGGGACACATTTTTTTTACATTCTTGGCGGACCAGGAATGCAATAGGTTCTAGAAATATCGTCTCTATTTCGTCTATGGATTTTCTTGAAAAATGTGGTAACACGTTATCTTGCAACGTGTTACCACACCATAAGCGGAGAGGACAAGAATATATTGCAGGTTATCCAACAATATATTGTCGTTGATTTTGAACCGATTGCAGCCCTGAAAACACACATTATCGTCTATAACGCGTCTATGGCTTTTGCTCGCTTAGACGCTGCCGATACATCTCCAGCATCTCCTCGAGAAGCTGGATTCTTTTGTCTTTTTCAGTGATGATTTGCTGCTGATCCTGGAGCTTGCCCTTGAGCGTTCCAATGGTGATGTTGGCGACGTGGTTACCGTTGCCGACCACATTGTGTCCGCTGTAGTTGTGCTCTCGAAGGAACAAGGCGTCAATCGGTACTTCAAGGAAGTCTGCGATAATCTCCAACCTCCTAGCGGTCGGATTAGCATCCTTGACCAACTGGCTGATTGAGCCGTTAGAATTGACCTCAAGAGCCGCTAATAAATCTTTGGCTTTCTTTCCTTGCTGCTTTAGTAAGTCCCTGATTATCTCTCCGTTATACATAATTAAAGAAATATTTTAATAAAATTTAACACACAAAACCAAATAAATATTTTTGGTTACCAAATATATATCTTACTTTTGCATTCCAAATTTAATAATAAATTTTAGAATGACCAAATATTTATTTTATATTTTTTATGCTGAAGAAATTTTATGATACTCTTGATGACGACAACAAGAAACTTTTCGTCAAGCGCGTGACGGCCACTACCGGCTGGGCAATCGCAACATTCTATTACAAATTACGTAATGACAACCTCTCGCTGCTCGAGCAGGCGGCGATCAACAAAATTATTGAATCATGGGATACAACGGAAAACGAATAGCAGATTGGGAGCGTGCCATTGAGCATCGCTCGGACATCGAGTTTGAACAGATGTTCCTCAGAAACGGGAAGGTTCAATCGGTCATCGGCACGATACAACAGCCATGCAAGCGAAAGTATAAGGGCCAAACGCATTTTCGTACCAGGCGCGTGCGCTGGAACAGCTTCGGCGAATGCCTGAGCATCTATCCCAATTCTACAGACAAGTTCGATGGCTATAACATCTTCAACTGATTATGTTTAACGAGAGAGACATTGAATCTGTCCTGAACAGGGCAGACATCACGGATGTCGTCCAACGGCGCATCGGCCAACTCTCCCATGGGAAGGCATGCTGCCCATTCCATAAGGAGAAGACGCCGTCCTTCCATGTCAATGCCAGGACACAGTCATGGCACTGCTTTGGGGGGTGTCCCCAGGGGGACAACGGGGGCGACGCCATTTCATTCGTCATGAAATACGATCACCTCTCTTTCCCCGAGGCGGTGAAGACGCTGGCCAAAGAGTATGGCGTGCGCATCGAGGAACACAACGAGCCAAGGACAGCTGAAGAGATTGCCCAAGACAAGAAGCGTGAGGCTATGCGGATGCTCAATGAATGGGCTTGCCAGTTCTACGTTGAAGCCATCCATGCCGATAACGACAAGGCGAAATTCGCCTACAAGTATGCGACTGACAGCCGTGGATGGGGCATCACCTATGTAGAGGAGAACCGCATCGGCTTTGCTGATGCCGCCAGGGATTCATTGTACCAGGCAGCTCGCAAGGCGGGTCACTCTATCGAGCTGATGATAGAGATGGGTCTGCTCAACAAGAACGACCGGGGAGAGATCTACGACTTCTACCGCAACCGTCTGATGATTCCCATTAAGGACAGGTTCCGTCATGTCATCGGCTTCACCGCTCGAGACCTCACCGGCACGAGCAAGGCCAAGTACATGAACAGCAAAGACAGCGACCTTTACCACAAGAAGGGCACCATCTTCGGCATCGACAATGCGATATCACAGGCACGCAAGGAGGACATCTTCTACCTTGTGGAAGGTGCGCCGGATGCCATCAAGCTGCAAGCCATCGGCGTTACTAACACAGTGGCTCCCCTGGGCGGCGCATGGCAGGCTGAGCAGTTCGCCCTGCTCAAGCCTCATGCTCATCGTGTGTGCTTCATTCCGGATGCTGACCCAGCCAAGCCAGGTGAGAAGATGGGTGCAGGGAAGAAGTTCGTCTGCACAAATGGGCTGACGGCCCTCAAGGCTGGCCTTGGCGTCATCGTCAAGGAGATACCATTGACTGAAGACGGCGAGAAACAAGACCCGGACAGTTTCATCAACAGCCCTGCAGCACTCGAGGCGATCGAGTCCAAGGACTTCATCGTGTGGTATGGCGCGATGAAGTTCCAAGGTGCCGAGACTGCTGAGGTCAAGAGCGAAGTGGTCAACGAGCTCGTGCAGATCGTGGCCTACATCCATGATGATGTCAAGGAGCAGATGCTGCTCAAGCAACTGCAGAAGTTCTACCCGGACAAGGCCATTTGGAAGGCTGCATTAAGCAAGGCTCGTAAGGCTGAGAAGGAGAAGAAGATATCATCTAAGCAGGGCCAGTTGATCAACCGAGACCTGCTCGATAAGTATGGGTTCTATACTGCAGACAACTGTTACTTTGCCATTGGCAATAGCGGTGAGCAACAGTGGTCCAACTTTACGTTGTTGCCAATGTACCACATCAAGGACAGCGTATTGTCAAAGCGCCTTTACAAAATCAAGAACAACCGTGGTGCTGAAGACGTGATTGAGCTCAAGCAGGAAGACCTTTGTTCCCTGCAGAAATTCAAGATGCGCATCGAGTCGCTGGGCAATTACATTTGGTTGGCCAAGGAAGAGCAGCTGACCAAACTGAAGTTGTACCTGTATGAGCAAACCGAGACGGCAATAGAGATTACCCAGCTGGGTTGGCAGCAACAAGGCTTCTGGGCGTTTGGCAACGGTGCTCAGGCTGATGACCAATGGGTAGAGGCTGACGAATACGGCATCGTGCGACTGGGCGACAAGGGCAACTGGTATCTGCCTGGATCGAGCAAGCTCTACAAGAATGACAAGCAGCTATTCGCATTCGAGCGCCAATTTGTCCATTATCCACTCAGCGCAATCTCGCTGCATGATGTGGCGCAGAAGATTATCAATGTCTTTGGCGACAATGGCAAGGTGGGCATCTGCTTCCTTCTGGCCACCCTGTTTAGGGATATCATCTTTGGATTTACGAACCACTTTCCCATTCTCAATTTGTTTGGTCCAGTGGGCACCGGTAAGAGTGGGCTGGCTGAAGCGTTGATGTCATTCTTCATCGCCGACAACAAAGCGACCACATTGTCCAACACATCCGTGGCATCGCTGGGCATCGTTGTCGCTCAGTGTGCCAATGCCCTCGTGCACATCGACGAGTACAAAAACGATATCGAGTATCAGAAGGTGGACTTCTTGAAGAATATTTGGGAGGGGCTTGGACGCTCACGTGCGAGCCGTGAATCTGACTACAAGAAGCGAGAACAGATGGCGATGGATAGCGGTATCATCCTCAGTGGCCAGGAGATGCCCACCGCCGACATCGCCCTCTTTACCCGTGTGCTGTTTCTCCACTTCAGCGTATCGGCATTCAGTCCTGAAGCAGCTGCCAGGTTTGAGGAGTTAAAGACGCTACGCAAGATTGGATTCACACACCTCACGCTGCAGATCCTCAAGCATCGCGCTAAGGTAGAGGCTGAGTTCATCAGCAACTATAAGACCGCCAAGAGCGACATCATTGACAACCTGAGAGGGCTTGACGTGATTGACCGAATCAGGGATAACTGGGTGATTCCATTGGCCATCCTTCGCACGCTTGGCGGTGTCCTGGATATTCCCATCGACTACAAGGACATGATGCGCGTGTGCATCGAGCACATTCAGCTGCAGAACAAAGAGAACACCAACAGCAACGAGTTGTCGCACTTCTGGGACGCTGTCGCCTTCCTGT